TTGGTGCCAATGCGCTTGAGTAGCGCACCCCAACTGAATAAGTTTCGCTGTTTGCAGTAACTCGACCACGGCCACCTTGGGCATCTAACAAATAGGTAGGGCTACTAGTCCCCAGACCTAAGCGGCCTGTGGAGTCAATACGAAGGCGCTCACTGCCTCCTGTGGATGCCGCCAGTGTGTCTGCTGCTGGGCTCCAGAATCCGGTGTTCAGGTCGCCGGTGAAGGCAATCGATGGAGTGCCGACTGCGCCCAGTGCGTGACTAAAGACGCCCGTGGTGGTAATGTTCTGGCTGCCGAAGTCGGGGGCTACCTTGGTGCCAGCGATGGCGGCAGAGGCGTTGATGTCGGCGTTATCAATTGTGCCAGCAGGAAGGTTGCTCAGGTCCTCACGAAGAAGAGGGCGTCCACCAACGGTAGCATTATCATGAACAACAATAGTATCTTTATCAGTATCAACAGTGACCTCACGAAGGGCACCAGTAAACGTTGCGTGCTCAGCAGTAGTACCACCACGCAGTTGAAGTTGATCGGCCATGAATCTTAATAAGAAAGAGAATTAAACAGTACCAAGATTAGTCAAGCTACAACCAATAGCACAGTTGTAGTTAGAAGTTCCACCATCCTCGCCAGTAAAATAATCTGAAACGCATCCGGAGGTAAGGTTGCCAAGATCAATTACTTTGGATCCAGGCGAACCAACAGCTAGGTTGTAAAGATCAATAAAAGCCTTTTGACCAAGACTAATGGCTTGGCTAGCCAGAACAATTGCGTTGTTTGAGGTAGTAACTGCAATTGACGCATTACTATTGGCAGTGTTTGCTGTAGAAACAGCTGCTGTAGAATTACTGAGAGCTGTGTTTGCTGTAGCAGCAATACCATTTGCCGTTACAACAGCTGCTGCTGAATCAATAATAGCTTGGTTGGCGGTGCTTAATGCCAGCGTCGCGTCAGCATCAGCTTGATTGGCTGTAACAATAGCAGCCGCAGCATCAAGAGCAGCCTGGTTGGCCGTCGCCGTGGCTGCGTTGGCCGTACTGACGGCACCATTAGCCGTACTAACAGCAGAAGCCGCCGTGGCAGATGCGGCGTTGGCCGTACTCACTGCTGCCGAAGCGTTTGAGGAGGCCGTGTTGGCCGTGCTAACAGCAGCTGCTGCACTAGAACTAGCAGCATTGGCCGTCACCACCGCAGCATTAGCAGTACTAACCGCACTGTTGGCTGTGCTAACAGCTCCGTTGGCCGTAACCACTGCCGAGTTGGCGGTGCTGATGGCCGTGTTGGAGTTTGTTAGGGCGGTATTTGCGGTAACTGTAGCTTTCCCGGCAATGCTACTTGATTCCTGCCCAAGGTAGAGCAGTTGATCGAAGTCATTGTTCAGATCAGCGGCGCGAATCGACGAACCCGGAAAGAACGTGGCTGCCAGACCAGTGTCGTCTGTTTCTCGATAGATTCGGATGGCCACCCCAGCACCAGGGGCAGACAAGAATTGAAGGGAAGTTGCGCTGGCAAAGACGTATGCAGTTGTAGGAGTGCCATTAAGGGTGACCTTAACGTCGCTCTCATCAAGATATGGGAAGGTAAAAGAATACAGGGTGGTCGAACCGTTCCCTGTATATAGATTTTCAACAATTGCCATTAGAATTTAAGCAGTTGATCGAGAATGGCAGAATCAGCTTCAGCAGATGGACGCTTGGTGCGTTGCTTGTCGGAGTAGATGCCTGCTTTGTATTCGGCAGAGATCACACGACTCTTTGTCAGGTCTTCTTGGAACTTCTGATCTACGTCTTCAAGACGTGCAAAGGCGATCTGTTTGGCGGTGCTGAATTGATCAGCAATGCGATTGTAATAACGAGGACGTGCGCTTGGATCACCATTTGGATCAAACGGACGGTTACGATAAGCCTTCATATCTTCTTGGAACCACTCTTCTTTCATAAGGGAAGCCAAGTTACGACGAAGACCAGCCTTATACATCTCCTCTTTAACAAACTTGCGTTGCTCAGCACTTAATTTAATGCCTTTGTAGCTTTCAAGATTATCTCTCCAGTTGTAACGAGCCCGCATCAGCATGTCCTTGACGGAATCCTTCTCATCCACAGCAACCTCAAACGGCATGTTGGCGTTCCAGAGGTTACCGTAGGGGTTCTTCATGGGCTTACCAGTAAGGACATCAATCATTACCGGAGCCATGTTGCGGATCAAAGGAAGGTTACCGCCAAAGACCCGTTCCCACTCATTGTCGTATTCTCGCTGGTAGCTATCGAAGGTGTTGGCAAAGCCCCTGACCAGACTGGCCCAAGGCACAGCAGCGGTATAGGCAAAGCCAGCAAACATCTTTGTTACCTTTTCAGGGGTCATTTGACCCACATCAACGAAGGAAGCAAGGGCGTCAAAGTTCGCAAAGTAGCTCTTCTCTGTGAGACTGGCAGCAATGGCCAGCACCATCTGTGTAGAAAACTTCTCAGCAATCTCCATGCCGCCAGGATTGTCCTCGCCAATGAACGTGACGATTTGAGCCAAATCAACTGCGGCAGCAACAATGTTGTTGAGGGGTTCGATGGCATTGTAAGAGATCCACAAATCGCCAACCTTGACCGACCTAGGACGAATACCCAGGGTTTTCCACCGTTGACGTTCTGCTGGATCCACAGGAAGGTTGCCCGTCCAGTTACCAGTCAAACCAAGACCAAATGCAGTGGCAGTAACCAGAGCGCCAATGGCTTGACGACCCTCCAGCTCCGCAACCGTAAGTGCATCACCCTGGGCAACAGCCTCGGCGTAACGCTTACTAAACTTGTGGGTCAGAGGAAGGTACTCAAGCTGGTACTTAAGAAGGTTGGCAGGTGTCCGAATGAAGGGCACCACAAACTTACCAAATGGAATGGCCTCAATGAAGCCGGTAAGCATGTTAACTGCTGCGCCTGGATTATCTTGGAACGTAGCAATTTCAGCATAAGTTGAAAGGCCCTTATCCTTAAGCTTACCAGTCTGAGGATCCATGTATTGAGAGTACTTTTTAAGGTACTTCGTGATCAACTCACCCCGCTGCTTGATGTCCGGAGACTCAAGAATAGCGTCATGGATGGCCATTTCGGTAATGCGTTGACGAGCGATGATGGTCTTAACAAAGTCATCGGTGCTCATCAGCAGCTTACCTGGGGCATCCAGGAACTGACCATAGCGCACCGTGAACTTAGCAAAGCCAGCAGCGGCCTGCTCCAAAGGATTGGTGGCCATCCGCTCCATCATCTCAATGCCAGCCTCAATTTCTGCCTTGTTGATGACGTTGGCAGGAGTCCAGGTAGAGGGGACGCCTGTTTTCCAGGTGATCTTAGCAATCCGCCAAGCATCTCCAATGGTGCTTTGGATGGCACCAAGGCCAGCAAGACCCGCCCTTACCTGAGCCTCATCACCACCAATGGCACCTCTAAGGGCAATGGCGGCTGGATCAAGGAAGATACGAGTGATACCGCTGAAGTTACGAACAGCAGTCTTTACACCAGACAGAATGTTATTGTAGAAGATGTTTTCAGCACCACCCTTCCAGATGTTAAAGACAGCCTTAGCATAAGACATGCTATTTGCTGGATCACCACCGGCAAGGACCATGGCACGAGTCAAGGAACGAAGCTTTTCTTGGGCCTCAGGATCTCCTCTGCGAGCAGCAGACTTAATCTCCTCTGCCCACTTCTTGACTTGACCATAGGTAAGCTCGTCGGCTTCCTCCATCTCACGCATGACCTGTTCCCCAGAGGAGAAGGCCTGACGAAGACGAACTTTGAACCCACCAAGACCAGAGCCGTGGTAGCTGGCACTCTCTTTGTAGATACCAAGCAGGCCAACAAACCTATCAACCAGTCGGTCGTAGTTGTTGAAACCACCGATACTAGAGAAATCCAGTTGCTCAGCACCGTAAGCAATGTCGTAGATCTTCTTGGAAAGGTCATCAACAAGAGTCTTGACGGCAATGGCACCTTCGCTGGTAGCAAAGGTTCCTTTGGGTTCGACAAGCGTACCACCCGCATCAGCGAGCGCCTTGATCATTTCCTCTTCACCCATCACATCGTCAAAGCTCTTGAACACATCATCGATGCGATTCAGGATGGCCTCGGCATTAGCACGAAGTTCATCAACGGTACGACCAGTCTTGCGGGCAATTTCCTTAACATCAATCTTTTTCTGGAACCTATCGATAACGGATTGTTGTCCCTCATCAAGGTTCATGATGCGAATCTGAGCATCCGTAAAGATGTTACCAGATGAGGCTGCCTTACTAATACGACCTGTGCCGTCATCAGCAAGTTCTCCAACGGTCTGATCAACGACAGCCTTTGTGGGGCTGACGGGTTCACGAGATGCGGCTTGTGTTTCCCAGTACTCTCGCTGAACATCTGGGTCAGCATTTTCGTAGTACCGGGCTTCGAGGTCAGCCTTTTGAGCTTGGAGATCACTCAGCTCAGCGTCGAGGCGAACGGCCTCATCAGGATCGACATTAGGATCAATCCTAGCTAGTTGCTCGTTAAGCTCCGTTTCTTTATTGAGAATACCATTCAATTCAGCATCGGTGGCTTCGGTCCAACGAACACGCTCCACATCAGCAGCCTTGGCATCAGTCTTAGCAGCAGCATCGGTCTCCTTTGTAATAATGTCTACGCCCTTGGCAATGGCCTCCTCCTTGGATCCACCTGCCTTGAGTACATCCTGAGCCACTTTGCGGGCCTTAAAAAGGGCACCAAAGGAGTTACCAACGGCATTCAGGGGTCCACCTTCGAGAACCGACTTAACACGGTTCAACCAAGGGTTATCGTCCGGATCAGCAGCAAGGCCAAACCACACGCTGTCCCGCATCTCTTCAGGCACCATGCGCTGGATGGCGGAGCTGAGGTTACCGTCTTCCGGGTCAGAAAGAATGAAATCAGCAATGGCACCAGGAATCAGATCTTCACTGATGATACGCTTACCCTTTGCTGCCCACCACTTGGCACCCTTGAGACCTTCAGGAACAGGACTCTTGCCAATGTCCCCAATGCTTCCAAGGCGCTTGCCAACTTGGCGGGTGGTGACAATAAAGCTAGAGACTTGTGCGGCAAGCTTACCAAGGTCGGTCTTAGGGGTTACCCCAAAGTCCCAAGCAGAACGGATGTACTCGTCTCTATTTTTGTCACGATTGATGGAAACATCCAGAGCCGCCTGAGTGGAAATGTCCAGAAGACCTTCCGTTGTAGCAACAATGGCTTTAACAGGCACCCTCAAAAGATCAAGGGGCGCCTCCATGTCCTGCTTGAACTTCTTGTTTTCAGCAAGGTTCTGTTGCTTCTGTTGTTCGGTAAGGGGTTCACGGGTAAAGGGTTTACGCACCCCTTCCCTTACTTCCTGAGCAATCTTTTGACGCCGAGCCGTCTCTTCTTTTCCAAAGATGGCTGTCTCAAGTTCTTGAGCACGATCAGCAATGAAATCAAATGGAGCTTGGATAACATCACCAACAGGAGCCAAAGCAGACCCAATGGCTTCAAGAGGATTAACTGTTTGTTCTTGACGTTTGCGAGTTTTCGCTTCCTCTTGGGCCTTCTTTTTATCTTCGGCTGCTTTAGCCTGCTGTTGCTTTTGTAATTGCTGTTGCTGACGCTGCTTACGCTTGCGGTCTTGTTCCGAGAAGGTCTTTGTGTAGTAGTCACCAGACAACCCACTTACTTCATTGGGGTTATCCAAAGGATTCCATTTAGGCATTTAGATGTCTCCCTCAGGAGAAGTGAAGTGTTTATTAAAAAGGGCCTACTCACCCGCAGATGAATAAGCCCATGACAACTAAAGAGGTCGTCCAGATTGAATGGATGACTGAAGTCTTCCGGCAAGCTCTCGCCAGTAACGATAAGGCTTCATGCTGTTGCTGCCCCTCGGAGCAGGAGACAAGAAGTCTACGCTGGCAATAGTGCCATCAGACGATACCACACGACCAGTTCCACCTTGAACACCAACCATCTGACCAGGCCGAATGCGCTGCCCAGGGGCAACAGAGATCGACGCAAGGTGAGCATAGAGGGCATCCACGGTTTCTCCAGTAGCAGGGTCTGTGGATTCTACGATAACCATGTTGCCATAGTTTCCGTAGTTCCTACGAATTTCTTTTACAGTACCCGGTAGAACCGCACCAAATCGCTTATCCGCAAACCACATGTCAATACCAGGCTGAAAGCTATTTCCAGTGGTCTCAATGCGGAATGATTGGATGTTGTTGTTACTCATATCCACCGGACGGCCACGTCCAACACGCTCCTCACGAATCTGCCGAAGCAGTTGAGCAGCGTCAAGGCTAGCCCTGTTTCCAGCAGTACCATCGTACTGACCACGACCATTGAGGCTACGAACCGCAGCAAACTCAAGGCTCAGGTCTTCAAGGGCACCACGGAGATCATTGTTTTGACCACTTACGTAACCAGACAGACGCTTACGGTTGTTACTGCCATTGGTAAAGTACGACTCAAAGAGTTGATCTTGAACCTCAGGGGTAAACTTACTGGTCATGGGAATGCCAGTATCCTTTATCAATCCTTGAAGAGTAGTACGTTTGAACTGATACCCGCCAAGAACATTGTACCCACCTGTGTTGTATAGGTTGAGTACCTCTTGAATGGTCATGTTGGTGAGATTAGGAACACCACCAGGAGTGTCTCCAGCAGATCCACGGTTGGCAGCATTGTACCCTTGGGCACCACCTTCCCTGGAAACTATAGCGGTTCTAAGGTCAGCAAACGCTTTACCATCAGAATAGTCTTGCTGATAGGTTTGACGATTACGGGCGCGTTCAAGGACCTCACTGGCTCGTTGACGCTGAAGCCTTGTAGAGCGAGGGTTGGCAAGAATGCGAGCAGCCGTAGGGTCAATAGCCAGGTTTGCTTGATAGGTTTTTCCTGCTGTTGAGCCGTCCAAAGAAGAGGTGTTGATACCATACCGTTTTGCTTGTGTTTTTAGTAGGTCGAGGTCCGATACGTTTGCAGCGGCAGCCAGGATACGAACGCGCTCGTCAGGCTTACCACCAGATCGGATGGCGTCTATATTAGCCTCAACCTGTGATTTGTCGAGACTAGGGGAGAATGCCGAAGCAACCTTAGGAAGCTTGTTAAGGGCTCGATTGGTGAGGTCTTCAAGGCTAGGGCCTCGTTCCAGTTTGACAGAAGACGATACAAAATCTTTATCGGCCAGGCGTGTTTTAATAACACCGTTTTCAACTTTAACTTCAAAACGTGCGTTATTCTTAAGTTGATCTTGACCGCGTTGGATAAGTTCGTCGTAGAGAGCTGCCGTTGTGATGGCTTGACCTGCTGCCCTGGCGGCGGATTCACGGTTGTATCCGTAGACCTGAAGCTCGTTGACAAGTTGCGTTGCAATGGGTTTAGACATTGCTCTGGCGTTTTCTGGGTTGGCTCCTTTACGAATCGCTTCGTCTGAAAGAAGGCTTGTGAAGAAGCCAATCAGATCTCCTGCCACGCTGTTGATCTTGGCCTTACCATCGCTAGAAGGAATAGTATCCTTAACGGAATCATACCCCTCCTGACTGATATAGCCACCAACCAGAAGAGCAGACAATTCGTCTGGATCCTTGATGTTTTTAAGAATAACCCGTTCGTTTTCAACGGAGTAGTTTCTCCGCCGTCCACGAAGCTCTACAAGGGCCGTTGATGCCTCATTAGGGTACTGCGCCGAAAGCTCCTTCAGCAGGGTCTCAGCACTGTCAAAGGCCTTCTGTGCTTGGGTTAGGTTACCAGTCTGCTGGGCGGTGAGCTGCGTACCGAGAATGTCGTCGATACGTTGCTTAAGGTTTTCCTGCTCAACAAGCTCTTGTTCCCGAGTCGAGTCTTGGATGATCTTATCAAGCTGGTCAAACTGCGACTCAAACCGATCATAGAGGGTTCCCAGTTCCGGTTTGTTGGGATTGATCGGGGTGGACTTCAGAATACCTTTGACAGCATCGGCAGCGTTTGGATTGCTACGACTAAGAGACTCAAGGGATTCAAAGAGCTTACCAGAAACAAACTCGTTGGAGGCCCTGCGGTCCCTGGTGACTAAGTAGGCATCATCAAAGGCCTTAGCAATACCATCTTGAAGGAGCTGAGGATCCTGGGTTGAGGCCAGAAGACGACTGACAGTAACGTCAATCTCATCAAGGCGATCTTGCCGGTTGTTGGCAAAGATCTCCTTCATCCGGTTTGCTGCTGCTCCAGCACGGGCCTCATCGAAACGAGGAAGCACATGCTCGGCAATGATGGCCGGATTCAACCGCGCAAGTCCCGAGGAAGTCATGAACTCGCTGCTGGCTGCTGCCATGACGGCTGCCAGTTCTTCCTCGTTACGGGCCTCTGCTGGTACAAATGTACGTGTAGATCCATCTTGTTGGGTGATGGAAATAGCCGACCCAGGATCTGTACGATTCAGAAAGCTGCTGAAGAAGGAAGAACTTTCGGCTGCGGTCAGCTGTGCCTGGCGAACGGCCCTACCATAGTTCTCCCATCCACTTCGAGCCGGAGCCCGGTTGTAGAAGCTTTCAGCTGCTGCTGGGTTGGTTTGGCTGATCTCATTAGCAACCTGAAGCTCTCCTTCTGCCTCAGCCTTCAGGAACTGGGTCTGTTGCTGGTGCTTTTGAAGGGCCTCTGGTTTGATCTCAGCTTCGCCAACGGACAAGTCAGTCAACCCCCTAAGGTAGTCCGCCTTGTTGCGTTCTTCGGCCTTCTTGACCATGTACTTGCCAAGTGTGTCTGAGAACCCGACAAGGGCTTCAATGTCTCTGGCTTGATTTTCAAAGAACACCGCTCCAGCAGTTTCAGCTTGACGAGTGCGTCGTTCTGATTCAGCCAGAAAGTTACGACTTGGATCAAAGGCTTGAACTGGTTGAAATCCCACCGCATCCTGAGGTCCAGTTAGCTGAACAGCAGGATCTCGTGTTTCATAAATTTTAGCCATTTACTTAACGCCAGTCAATAACGGTTTTGGTTGGGGTGCTCAAGGCTGGATTGGCTACGGGGCGTGGTTGGGCTCCACCACCCACTTGAGGGGCTTTGAGCTGTCCAAACGTGCTAGCTCCACCAACAACAGCACCGCCGATGCCAGCAATCAATCCAATGCCACTAGGACCAGGAACATTGATTGGCGCAGAAGGCTGAAGCATCCGTTGAGACGCTGCCAGGTTCTGTTGTGTTTGGGCTTGATTAAAGATGGATTGAGTTCCAGTAACGTAATCCTGTTCAGCATAGGCAAGGTTCTGACCAAGCATCGCGTAGTCTCGACCAAACATACGATCAGCATCAGCCATAAGCAGGCCAATGGACTGACCACTCCTACCGCTGGCTAACACCGTCCCTTGCTGTTGGAGAGACTTGATGGACAGCTCTTGGGCCTTTTCAGTGGCCTTACGGTATTCAGCCGTAAGTTTCCCCTGCTCCGACGTGTAGGCACGATTAGCAGCCTCCGAGTTCAGACGAATCTGTTCGCTGTAGGCACGTTCAGACTGTTGGTAAGCAGCTAGCTGGGCTTGATATTGTTGTTGAGCAACAGCGTTTTGATAATTAGCCTGCTGTTGTTGTTGAGTGTACGCAGCAATGGATCCAATAGCTGATGAGGCTGCTGATCCAATCGCTGTGACAATGGCTAGGGTTTCGGCTCCAAGGCACATGGCACTAATTTAGCAAATTCAACATAGGTTAAACGATTAGGACCAACAGCCACGTACCCAAGCTTTTTAAAGCCAAGCATGTGCAAGAGCTTCATGTGCATTCGGTTACGCGGATCTGCTATGTTGTAAAGGACATCATAGCTAGTCTGTTGGGCTAGCCACTTTTTGGCTTCCTTAAAGAATAGTTTTGGATAGGGGCGGATGTATGGTGTTGTCACCATCCAAATCTTCCCGCTTTGGGCGTCTGTTCTGGACACCCCCGCAATCCCACAAATCATTCCATCGGGGTTCCAAAAGGTGACTGGGTTTTCAGAGGAGTAGACAGACAAGATAAGTGCCTGTTCTAGGTCATCAAAACCTAGCCCAAGAATTTCTTGCCTGTCATTCTCTTGTAGGTTTTTTGCCACCCAAATAGCATCTAGGTGGCTGGCTTGGTGGATTAGCTTGGTGCAAATTCCCATTAGCGTGGACGGATTCCTTTGGTGTTGTAGGTTCCTTCCCAGGTGATGCTCGTGAGCGCAGTAGGGAAGGGTGTATCAGCGATCATCTCAACCTCAACTTGGTTACCCTTTGCCATGATCGGCACCTTGTTCTGGGCGTTACGTAGCATGGGAACCGTGTTGAATGGATAAAGGTTACCAACGATTTGAGGCAATGTCAAGGAGAACTCGTTGCGTCCATCGGCCCTGACATTCACCACAAAGGGTCCAGAGTTGTAGCTGTCAATCGACAGACGAGTGATCATAGGGACGTTGAGTGTATCCTTACGGCCTTCTCCAGCTTCAATAAAGAAAGCGGGAAGGATTGCCGAGGCGGAATACTTGTATCCAAGAGCGAAGGGACTTCCTGTTTCATCCCCCGGCACAACAACAAAGTATCGCTGTCCCACGGGTTCAGTTAGGTCAACTTGAAGCAACTCCTCCGACACAACGCCAGGTTGGAGTGGATCCAAGGTAACCAGCACCGGCTGTAGATTGGAATCCTCAAAACCATCCTTAAAGCAGATGTGGGTCTCATCAGCAACCGCATCATAGACCTTGGTCGGGTTGTAATCAAACAAGTCCAACCTAAGGTCAACGTAGTTATCATCAAAGATCAAGGCCCCACCAGGCGTATCCGTCAGCAGGTTGATCTTACTGAGAACGTGACTGGTGTTGTGCTTGGTGATTGCATAGAGGGTATCATGATCGAACTCAATCATGGCCACCTCTCCAGGCATGTCCCACCGGAACCAAGACGACATGAGCCGCTGGTTGCCATCATTAAAGAACCGGAACAAGTAAAGCTTGTCCAGCTCACGATTACTCAGGATGGCAAACGTGGAGGCAGAGCTAGTGGTCTTAAGGTCCCTAACGTCGGACGGCAAATAGGAGGGAATGGTTCTGGTAAGTTCAACCACATTAGGCTTATCACCAGAAGCTCCGATTTGCATCTCAAACACACCCGTGGCTGTGTCGCTCTGTTCAACAAAAAGGATGCTGGAACCAGTATCAACAGGCCCAATGCGTGGTGATTGGCTGTATCCACTAAGGAGGTTGATCTCTGCGGTGGCTGCTGAGAATGCGTCGGTGGTGGTCTCCAGGATGTACTGAGCGTTGTCCGCAAACAATGCCAGGCCCCTTGGAATCTGAACCGCATGACGCAGCTCAATGGGCTTCAAGGATCCACAGCTTAGATCAATTGGGTCGCTATCAACGATCGTGATGACCGTGCTAGCAAAGAAATTGAAGTAATCAGATGCCTTGGAGCAGATAACATTCTCATTCGACATCAAGATCAAACGATTCTTGAAGAACGAGATGCCGTGGATCGGACTGCCAACAAAGGTAGGCATGGGGTTTGTCTCAGCATCACCCACGACCCGAGGCTTCCAGAACTGCTTACCAATACCATCAACGGTTTGTGTTACGGTGGCTACCGTGTCAATTCTAAAGGTGTCACCCTCAGCATTAGACACAACATCCAGAGCCGTGTACCCACGACCAGAGCGGCTGATGGTTACCCCATCAATCACACCTGGAATGGTGGCGGTAACAGTGAGTCCAGCCTGCTGACGGAGAGCCACGTTAGGATCACCAGAAGGCACAGTATTATAGGACCCTAGAATCGAAAACTCCAGGTTGCCAATGGTGAAGCTGCTATCGGTAGAAGTGACCTGGAATGGAACTCCACCTGAATACCAAGTGTAAGTTTGGGTTCCAGTGATTGATACCACCTTCTCAATGTAAGTGGCAGGGCTGGGGGCCCAAGCAAAGTTGTTGACGATCAGATCTGTACGTACAGCCGTCACCTTAAGGCGCATGTTGAGGCCAGTGCCGCCGTAAACCGGAAAGCTCTGACCAACAGCAAACCTACCATTGCCAGTGGTAAGGATAGTCAACCCAGAGGGCACACCAGTCACCGAAGCCGTTGCTGGGGTTGCAATGGCAGAAGCCTCGTCAAGCTTACGGAAGGTAAACGTACCATTGGCTTCACGAATAATCACGTGAGGCATGGTGGCCTCATTAAGTGTTTCAACAACACTAGGACCAATCGTCTCTTCCCACACACCAGTGCCAGAAGTTCCACCATTGCTGGTAACAAACTTCACGTAGTAATCATCACCCTGAGAAGTTTCAGAGGCCAAGATCTTTACGATGGAGCCGTTAAGGAATTGACGAGGAAGTTGGCTAACGGTACTCACGGTCCCTTTATAAGCCTCAATAGCGTTACCAGCAACGCCACCCTTGGCCTCAAGAGAGAAGTCTGCGTTGTCGGCCCTACGAATGTGAATTGAGTTGCCAATGGCCGTGGCCACGAAGGCGGGGTTGGCATTGATTGCCGTAACCAAACCGTTAAGGATGGTGCTGGCATTCAAAGACGTACCAGAAGTGGTTGGAGTGTTGAAGCTAAAGGATGTGCCAGCAATTACAACCGTGTAGGTCGTGTCGTAGGCAACACTGTTGAGAGTTACGAAACCAAAAGGAGTTAAGGCTGGACTGGTATCTCCAGCATTTTCTCCTACAATGATTCGCCTATTGAGAACAAAGTTGAAGTCGTTGATCTGAAGAATCTCCAGATCTGTTGAATCCGTGTGGGTTGCGTAGGTAGTAGCCGAAGCAGCAGGAGTGTTAACAGTCTGTTGTATACCACTGTCGGCATCCCAGATCCTCAAAACTCCTTGCTTGGTGAACTGAGCAGTGTACTTCTCTTCATCATCTCGAAAGATGGTAAACCACGTACCATCAGAAGCCGCATTAGCTAACTTGCGGATGCCACGAAGCCCAGGACGCTTGGCAAGACCAAAGGTCGGATCAGGGTAGTAATTGATGCATTCCCGCAGTTGATTGGGCAGCTTAAAAGCGTCCGGCTGCTGCGAGACCCCGCCAATTAGGTTAGGGATTTTCTGAGATACGGCAGCCATTATCGTGCGATGGTTCGGAAGGGAGTGTAAGACACATAGAAGTTCTGGCCGGATTCCACTCCAAAGATGTTAACTTCGGAGGTTCCTGTGTCGTAGGCCAGGCAGTTGGCACGGAGGTTCAGCTCGTCTTGACCATTAAAGGCTACCACCTCTTGGGAACCAAGGGCTCGACCAGCGAATACTCGTGTGGCGCGTTGCGCGATGTAATCCTTAAAAACCTGAGGCAGATCCTCAAAGTCAAAAAGCCAGGTCACATCACACTTGACAGGGTTACCCGTGGGGAACGAGTAGGTATGATTGATTTTGTCATAGAGCTTACCGTTACGCAATACGGTCTGGTATCTCTGGACATTGGAAGTTTTGTTGTCTGAGATGGCAAGCACATTACCAGGAATCAGGATCTCACCATTTACATCAGGTGTGAATGGGTAGTTGATTTCTGTGTTGAAGTGCCAGCCTTCCCCTTGAATTTCCCGGTTAACGGATTCAAGGATTTCCAAAGCCAAGGCAAGCTCAGGGTTTGCTACGTCAATAGAAACCACGGGTGCCTGGCCGATGCCACTTAGCATCTGGTTGATTGCTTGGAGTTTTGTCGTCATTGTATCGGACAGGACTTATTAAAGAAAAAGGGGCCAACCTTTAACAGTCAGCCCCAGTATTAAAAGTTTAAGGGTTATCCTCAAACGTTGCGGAAAGCACCAGCAACGGACACACGCACAGCGCCAGCGCCGTAAGCCAGACGGCCCACGACCACATCGCCCTGGTAGATCACCTTGGTGTCAGCACCAGTGGTTTGCACGGAAGGACCGATAGCTTCCACGACACCAGCGGCATCACGGTGGAAGATCAGGCCACAGCTGTTGGTGAAGTTAGCAGCCACACCGTAGCTGTTGTTTTCGCCAGGAACGGCAGCAGCGTCGATGGAAGGACCAGCAGCCGAACCATACTTCCCAAGGAAGGGGATGTTGTTCGACTTGCGGATGGAGATACCAGCGATCTCATAGAGGCCTTCGCCGCTGTTCAGGCTACCCTGAGAGTTGCCGTAGTCACGGTTCAGGATGTTGGTGTCCACCTGGCTGATCAGGGCGTAGTACTGACGAGGAGCCAGCACGGCCACACGACCATCCTTAGGAGCAGCCACTTCATCCAGACGGGCAGCAGCTTCGAAGAAGCCGTCAACCAGGGCCTGGGCATCATACTCGTTGCCAGCGCCGAGGTTGATTTGGAAGCCACCAGGCTCGCCGGTCACAGGGGCGGTAGCAGAGGAGGCACGGTCCAGAACGCGGAAGATCCGACGATCATAGAACTCAGCCAGGCTCTGACCGATTTGACGGGCAATGGGGCCACGGATATCATATTGGGCCAGCACTTCGTCGAGGTTATCAACGAACGCAGAGGCAACCAGCAGGTCGTCCATTGCGATGGTGGTCTCAGCGGCCAGAGGGTCGCCAGAACCAAGGATCGCGGTGCCGGGAACATGGTACCCAGCTTGGATGCGGCCAGTGTGAATGAACTGGGCTTCCTTGCCACCACGCAGGGTCCGGTTCATCACCAGGCCTTTTGCGATCGTGCTGTTACGGAAGGCTTCATACACTTCGCCGGTAAACAGCTTCAGGTAGAGAGCCTTGGTATTACCCGCGCCATTAACTTGGCCGAGTTGAGTAACGTTAAAAGTCATTTGATTAAGGGAATGAAAAAGGTTTATCAGTTCCCAACATGTTGGAGTTGTTGCGCAAAAAGTATTCGGTTTTTATGAAATACGTCCGTTGTATTGGGTATCCAGCGCACCGGGCCAATACTCCAGTCATGACTGGGTTTTTAACGAGGTTATCCCATCCTCAAGAGGAGACCATGGACTCGAACCATGGTAAGCACCCGCTTCTCCTAAAGATGCCCCGCGCTAAACAGCAGCAGGGCGTACTCCAATACCCGTCGATCTGTCCACCCCTCTCTTAATAAAGGGTTGAATACTGGAGATTCGACTATTTTTCCAGTGCCGTTTTAAGCCACGGACACGGGCAGTACATTAGAGAAGATCTCCAGAGGCAGCCAGCTTCTGTTCAATGTCCAAGCGATAGGCCGGGTCAGTCCGATAACGAGGATCAGAAATGGCACGGGCCAGTTCGGCTTGTGAACGGAAACCTTTGACGCTATTCTTCACGGACTTGCCAGACAGGGTTTTACCTTCAAATCCAACAGCATCTTTGTACCGCTGGTTGAGGGCCTGAACAGCAAAGAAGATAGCATCCTTGTTACCGCTGTTGACCACGTTGTCGTAAGCAGCGACCTCTTCTGGCTTCAGGTTTTCCGATGCCCAGGCAAGAGTTTCGTTGTAGGCGTCTTGACCCCCAACGGACTTAACAATGTCCTGAGCCTCAGAGTCAGACAGGGGCTGGCCCGCAGCAAGGGTGTTGTTCTTTTGAAGCTCAAGGTAAGCCTCAATTAACTTTTCAGAGGGAAGCTCCTTAAGCTTTTGAAGGGTCTCAGGCTTAAGTTCTTTGTTGTTGGAGTAGTACTCCTCAGAAGCATCAAGCAGGACCTGAACCTCTTCGTTAGCAGGAACCTCTTCTTCCTCAGAAGCCTCATCACTATCCCATTCTGAGGTATCTTCATCCTCATCTGGGGTGGTTTCTTCTTTTTGGCCTAACTTCTTTTGAAGCTCAAGATAAGCTTTTTCAAGATCTTCAGCAGACTTAAATTTGCCTGCGTAATTTAGCTCGGCCTCGGAGTCCTTACGGGCTTTGTCGTAAGTGTCTTGACGGATACTTTCTTCTTCGGCTTGGAGTTTACTACCCAGCTCAAGAAGGCGAGCCTCTTCAGCTTCACGGGAAGCAACGTCTGCTAAATCTGTTCCGTCAAAGGTAATTTCAGGCATGGTGCTTAGTGGAGAACAAGGGTAACTTTACCGAGACCAGGAACCACGACTTTGGAACCAGAGCCAACAGACTTAGGCTTAGCAGTATCTGCTTTTACCTCAGGCTTGCCAGCAGTCCTGCGACGAGGAGTCAGTTCGGTGACAATAGCATCAGGGGCTTCCTGCTCATCCAGCGCTGGGGAGGTTTGGGATGGTTGGAGGTTGTCCTGATTGGATGTTTTCTGAGACATTGCGGAGGGAATCTAGTGCTTCAGGGTTCTTAGAGGGGTCAAGCATAGGAGCCTTGGCCAGGTTACCAGCTTGATTTATCAGAGAGCCTTGCATTGCTTGGGCTTGAGCGGCCTGCATTTCAGCAGCTTGTTCCTGTTGGGTCTTGACCAGCCTAAGCGTGTCAATGCCCTGGGACGCTGCGAGGCGTTTAATTGCTTCATCCGGGTGGATGTACTTCATCAGCATCTCTGGACCAAGAGATTGACCAATGGTCTGTAGGAACATCATGAGAGACTCACGGTCCTGACCACGGCCAATGCCTTCAAGGCCAGCAATGATGGTTGGGAAGACAATACCCTTAGGAAGCTTGGGAAGATCTCCAGCCCGTTGAAGGGTGAAGAGTTTGCGTTGGAGGTAAGGACGAACCAACTCAGTTGTCAGGTTACCATAGATTCCACCAAGCTGCTCATTGAGTTCCTGCTGGGTGGCCCGGATCTCTTCTGCCGTGGTCCTTTCGGACTGACGAACAGTAAGAACAAGGAACGCCTCAGAAAGACGCTGAACAAGTTGGGTGATCATCTGGTAAGCGGTGGCAAAGTCTGCCTGCTTTTGAACCTGAACTGCGGTCACGTCCTCAGCCCTACCTTGAATGATAGCACCGTTGCCTGCCTTTGCCAAGGTGGAGGGCTTGACGGTAGCAGAGGGGGCCACCAGGAAGATGACCTTAGCAGCAGCAGCCGAACCTTCTACCATGGCTTGCATCAGCCCCTCAAGGGACTTCAGATCACCAAGGTACTCTTCAATCCTACCACGTCCATAGTCTTCTCCATCAACCACGTTAAAGCGCAGGGGCAGCCAAGGCGTTGTATTCTTTGGAGCCTTACCTTCAGACTCGGGGACAATCTCTCCATCAACTTCTTGACGCCAACGCCACTGACCATCACGAAGCTTTGCCCATGTATAGACGGCTGCTTCGCCTTCGCCAACGGTTACGTCAACATCAGGAGTTGGGGTGTTGTCTCCAGTGTGATTAACAGTACTTTTTGATTGTTGAAATTGTTCTGGAAGGAACTGTCGATCAATAGATTCAACAGTAACGATCTCTGTGGGCTGACCCTCTCCGTCACGGACGACCACAAAACGGTCAAGAGGATACAGCTTCACACCTTTCGAACCCATGTATACCAGGGCATTCCCGGTTACAATCAAGTGCTTCATTGCCTGATGTAGGATCACGCGATCCTGTGATTCGGCAACGTGTTGCATGACAACCCGCTCCATTTTGGAGAGGCTGAGGTCAATCTCTGATTTGATCGTAGCATCAAGAGTGGGGTCCGAGGCCAGTTTACCGTCGTTGATCTGAAGCTTGAAGAAGGTCGTGTTCACAGGGAACAGACTCAACATAAGCTTCGAGGCCATGACGTTAACGCCTTTGGCTCCGATAGATTGCCAGGGTGTGCGAAGCTTCTGACCATTCACCACCCCGGTTGAGGTGAGCAAGTATGGCAGGCTTAATGCTGCACAGTCCCTAGCAGTATCGAGGAAGATCGTCCTATCACTGGCTAGTTTTGCGTAGCGATCAGCGGCGGACTGATTTTCCATTGTCATTTACCAATGTTTAGGTTAATAGAACGACCAGAAGTGCCACCGCCAGCAGAGGCGGAAACATTCACGGGAACTGTGGCGGTGGGAATCCGAAGCATACCAGGACCACGACTAGCAGCACGTTGCCCGGCAGCACGAGCACTCTCGGAGGGACGCACGGTCGTTGGAGCGGTATTAGTGGAAGCAGGAGTCACCGAAGTCGGCGGCGGCGGCGGCGGGGGAGGAGCTTCAGGCATCGGAGCAGGAGGCGGAAGCTTGGGCGCCTTAGGAGCAATACACATGATTACTTGGTCAATTTGGATTTAAGGTGCCTGATGATCTCAATACATCCAGCCATCCTGCCTGCCTCCCAAGGAGTCATTTCGTGATCAGGGTAGTTGTCTGGATACATCTCATCAAGTTCAGCGATAAGTTTAGACAAAGAAACATTCCCCCCAACCACGCGGGTCAGGGGGAGGGCCTCGTCTTCAAGGTAAGGGTTAGCCATACTGTGGAAGATCCGTGTTGGACGCCTCGAAGAACGCAGGCATCCTAGCACGTTGGGTGTCAGACAGACCGGGTGCTTTCCCCCTCTCGTAGAGGGAGTCTGATTGGTTAAGCCAGAAGTCTTTGTCTAGGTATTTGCTAGTGGAGCTGCCAAGACCATCAACTACCCATCCAACAGTCGCTCGGCGTAGTCGATTGAGGCTTGGTGTGGACTTGAGGCCCAGCTCGGAGCAGACCATCGAGTGGACCGCGACGTGGGTTTGCTCGTCTCGGCT